CACGACGTAGAACCAGCGGCAGCGCCACTTGGCGCCGGCGCGATGGACAGCGGCCGGGTCTGTGGAGACTTGGATGATCTCGGCGGCGGTGTACTGCTCGGCGTGCTTGTAGGAGGGGCACAGATACAGCCCGGGGTGACACTCGGTGTCCGCCGTGCTGAAGATGTCAGCGCTGTAGTAGCGGCCGTCACGGTAGGCGTCGATGTGCCCCGCTTTGCGGGCGCGGTAGCCGAGGACTCTGTCATCGCGGCGAGTAAAGCCTTTGACATCACCATTGGCCTCGCGGTTAGGGTCAAGGCAGGTGTGCGTGACGTCCGTCTTGTGGAAAATAGCTCTGAAAAGGTCGGTGTCGCGCAGATCGGCTCCCGTGAGATCGGCTCCCGTGAGATTGGCTCCTCGGAGATCGGCGTTGCTCAGGTTGGCCTTGCTCAGGTAAGCGCGGTATAGGTCGGCGCAGCGCAGATCGGCGCAGCGCAGATCGGTGCTGTCCAGGTAGGCCCTGCGCAGGGTGGCGTGGGCCAGATTAGCGCCGCTCAGAAAGGCGTTGCTCAGAAAGGCGTTGCTCAGGTCGGTGCTCTCCAAATTGACCTGGGGCAGAAAGGCGTTGCTCAGGTCGGCGCGCTCCCCGGTATGGCGATCTTCCAGCCAGTGCTTGTGCTGGGAGAGGACGGTTTCGAGCTGTGCGGGTGTCATCTCCATAAGGCTTTCTCCTCCTTCGTGTCCGTGCTGCCGAAGCCGCCCGTGCCCCGGTCAGTTTCTTCCAGCTCCTCCGACTCAAGCCAATCTACCTCGGGGACCGGGAGAATGAGGGCTTGTGCGATAGCCTTATAGCGGCTGATAAGCCCATCAGGCCAGATCGCTTCCTCTACCTGGTCGTTGTGCAGCGACACCAGAATCTCCCCTCGGTAGTCCGAGTCAATCACTCCGACACAGTTGGTCAGCCGAATCTGGTGGCGGAAGCCGTAGCCCGAGCGCGAGAAGATGAGCATGGTGTAGCCCTGCGGGATTTCCACTGCAATGCCTGTGGGCACGACTATCTGTCGGATGCCAGTGTAGCCCTCTACGCTGCGACTGGGAAACAGGTCCCAACAGCTGCGACGGGGAAACAGGTCCCAACATGCGCTGCCCTCTGTGGCTCGCTTCGGAGGTGTAGCGTCTACGTAGAGCCGCTTAAACCGGATCGTCAGGGGTGTGCGCATTTGACTTTTCTCCTAAGATTGCTGTTTTGTCTTGGCGCACAGTCTTAAGGCGCCAATTCGGCGTGACGCTATAGCAGTTCATAAGCCACATCCAGCGCCCGCAGACGCTGCAACGAGCGGTAGCCTCCATTTCGAGCCACTCTTCGAAAGTCGTTGGGCGCCAATCATGCGCTCCGATGCGGCAGCGAAACTTACGCCAGCTTAACATAGCGCTCTCTTAGCGGTAAGAAAGGCAGGGCTCTGTGATAGCAGCCCTGCCCAGCTGGTTAGCGTGGCACGGAGAAGGAGCGGATGAAGTTCTGCCTGCCGTAACCGGGCTCTTCCTGTTCACCGACAACAGCGTAAAGCGTCTCGCCCACGAGATTGTCGAGGTCTATGGGTCCCGACATATCAATCCCTGCGGCTTCGTAGAAAGCCTTGATGCGGAGCTTCATCTTGTTGGCCAGCTTCACATCGTCGTCAGCAGTCGGGAGCCCCATGAAAACGTGGATATCCTGAACCCGCTCGTTGCTCGGATCCTCGAAGATGACGTGGAGGTTGGAGCGAGTCCCGCCCTCCTTACGATAGATCTCGGCTCTTGCGATTCGGAGCTGCACTTCCTCTCCGTCGGGGAGGGTCTCGAAATCGTAAACGTCATCGAAGTTCAGCTCGAGGATGCTACCCTGCTCTGTCATCTCTCTACCTCATATGAGAAAGTGTGATGAAGAGTTTCGACAGATTCTTGCGAAACTCTGCCTTTTACCAACGAGTGTCCACGACGTGGTGGACCGACAAACCAGCTCAGGTGGAGAATAGGCTTGGCCTGTCAGCTGCTGCATTCTCTCGACCTGCCTTCCTTAGCAGCTCTTGGAAGTTAGGCTCTTCAAACTGTGCGAACTTTCCACCTCCCATTCTGGTTTCGGCCTTGTAGTAGCCGTCATTCCGAGTTTGCACGACGTAACGCACATCGCGCTTCCCTTCGGTCCGAGTCAGCCACTTTTCATCGAAGACCAGCGGGACTTTCCCGCTGAGCTTCCCAGCAAGAAGAAGGCCAGTTTCCATCTTCCCTGTTACTTCGTCCTTTTCCAGGCCGATGTGGCCAGTCACAATGACGTTGCAGGGAAGATCGCAAAACTTCTCCAGATAATCCACAGCAGCCATTTGCTGCACAAGATAGTCGCGCAGCTGTGGAATACCGTCATTCTTCATACCTCCTTTGTTTACTACCTCGTGTATGAGCGAATCCGCCCACTTCGTCATGGAGTCAAGGGCGAAGGTTCCGATATGCGCGAAAACTCCATCTCGGACCATCTGGTCAAACTCCCGTTCCCATTCCCGAAATCTCCGCGGGGTCTTGTAGCTGTCCCCAGAGAAGTCTTGCACAACGATGTCCCCGCTCTCGATGAGAGGCTGGAGGGCGGAGGTCGTTGTACCGCCAGGGTCGAAGGAGTGAAGCCAGATCGGCTTTGGTGCTGTGCCGATCATGGTTGTCTTGCCCGTTCCAAAGTCCCCGTAGAGCAGGACGTTAGCCTTATTCGTTCTTCCTTTCGCTTGGTAAGTTTTACGAGCAGCTTCCGCCCGCTCAGCTACCTTACTGAAGTCCGGTGCTTTCATGTCTCTTCTCCCTCCTGTTCGGCGGAGCTTAGAATGTAGTCCCCAGCTGCTCGAAGCACAGCGGCTGCAACCGCCGACCCGGGAATGGCCAGACTATCCACGCGCATGTTTGAGATGTTAACTAGCACATCTCGCGCTCTTTCGTGGAGGTCCACGTCGCACTCGATTATTATGAAACTCCTCTCACTCGTTTTGATTCGGGCTGACAGGGCCGCTGCGTAAACTTGCTGATTCGGAATCGGCATTGTGTGCTCCCTCTTAGCCCGCGGTGAAGGACCATGTAGTTTATAATATCCAGCTCCGCGTCATCTACGCTCTCAGCTCGCAGCTCCCGCGTCTGCCAATAAGTGTGCAAGCGCGCAAGCTTGTCCAGCACTCGTAGAAGCAAGCCGATTCCCGGATCGACATCGAGGAAGCTGGCCGCTCGGAAGTTCTTGAACGGATCATTGTCAGCTGCGTAGTCATGATTCTTCACGACCATGATTGTTCGAGCCTTTTGACACATCTCCTTATGTGTATCAAGCAACTCTTTCCGATCCATCTCAGGGCCTCCTAAGGTCTTCCGCGTCGAAGTTCATCACTTCCCTGGCGCTTTCCTGTGTAGAGCGCGGATCCCAGAAGCGTGTTTCGTAGCCCAACGGAGGCTGGTCGGCTATGCGTAGCGGGTTCGAGTGTGCCGCGCAGTAGTCCAAGAAGGGGCAGCCATAGAAGTCTCCGCAGGATTCAGTGCATTTCGGGAAAGCTCGCATAGTCTGGGCTTCAGGCTTGCAAGCGGAGAGGTTATCGAACTCCTGCTGGATCCAGTCGTAGTAGAATTCCGCAGTGTCCAGCCAGTCAGCCATTCGGTTCTGACTCATCCGCACGGGAACTCGGAGGAACTCGATATCCCGGGAGTTTGCGTAAGGAGTCCCGTCGCGTTTCATTCTTGGCGGATCCACGATCTGAACTCCGTTTATCATAACTCCCATCACGCGCTCAGGTGGGAAGAGGCAGTAAAGGACGTGAGTGTAAACGCCACATTGGAACTTCTGTCTCCACTGCTCCGCCCAGCGCCCCTGGATGGACTTAGTCGTCTTGTGCTCCATGCTGAGTATCACGTTGGTGTCGCGCTCTTCCATGATTGAGTCCATCTTGTAGAAGATGGGCTTGTTCGCAGAGAGCAACACGCTTCCCGCTACCTCCACGTGTAGGACCTTGTAGTCGCGAAGGTCATTAGCCCAAGTCGTGGTATAGCGTGCCAAGGCTCGCATGGCGTTGCTTGGGATCTTGGGTGCGAGCTGTAAGTCCATCTCTGGACTGAAGACTTCTCGGTAGACCGCTTCAAAGCGTAGATATGCCTTGGCTACGGTCTCCTGCGAATAGCCTTCCGTTAGCAAGACTTCTTGAGCTTCATGCCACGCACTACCGAAGACCAGATCGACGCTAGCTTCCTGCCGGTCCCAGCCGAGGACGTGCTTAAAGAAATATCGGCGAGGGCAGCGCATGTAGTCCTGAATCTTAGATGCGTCCTGAACGTTCCAGGTCGGATGCTCGGTTAGCATGGGTAGCCCTTCCTCCGGCTTGTCCGGATACAAAGTCGGCATATGACATAAAACGGGAAACATCGTTGAGGTGTTTTGTCGCTAACAACGCCTCGTTAAGTGCGCTCACTTCCATGCTTGTGAGGAGATAGCCATCCTCTCGACGTAGGTTTTGCAAGTTCGCGTAAATACCCCGTGATTCTGCCGAGAGTCATGTTTCTACGCTGAGCCCAGCGCTTTCGCTCGGTAGTCATCGCCAAGTCTCCGAGATAAGAGTTCCTAAAATCCCCAAAAGCATGGGGATAACTAGCATCACTATCAGAAAGGCTAAGACCTTCTCATACTTTTTCATGCGCTAGCCCTCTCGCTCTCCTTTGCGAAAGCTAAGCCTGCGCACTACATAACGCTGCGCACCGTTCTCCTCCAAGCGGAAGATCAGCAGGTTGAGCCTACCATGCAAGGCAGCGAAGTAGGCGCAGGCTATACAGTTCATTATGCTCGGGCCGCTCTGGAGTATGAAGTCGTGCGGAGAGCTATCACGCAACAAAGGCTCGAACTGCCTGAGCATCTTGGTAATGTGGAACTTGTTCACAGTTCCAGCACTCAGCGGAATAAGCTCGCCGAATTGCTTCGCCGCGCTGTAGTCATGTCCGCTGTCGTTGGTGATGAAGACCTTAGTCATAGCTCACCTTTTGAAATTGCACACTCTACCCGTTTAAGCCCGCTCGTGATAGGTATCTACTGCTCGCTGCAGCGCATTCCTACAGTTGTGAATATGTGCATGGCTGCGTTAGCTGCCGTGAGCGCTGCCCCTCGAATATCAGGCGCTTTCACGGTGTCAATCGCGCCGTCGTCTGTTAAGAGTTCATGTTGGAGGCTCCGAGTTGCAGCCTCCAAGCAGCAGAAGGTGGCCCTTAGATTCACGTCAGGTCTGAGGGCAGCTGTCTGTGGAATCTCTTTAGTCATGATCCAGCTCCTCTGTCTTCACATAATCAGAGATGCGAAAACTATGAGGCTCTTCCGGCTGCTCACGAATTGCTTGCCCCATTTCAATCAGTATTTGAGCTAGCTCCGGCTTCTTAACGTTGGGGAAGCACACACCCACTGTTCCTTCGTTATCGCTGCCGTAGACCGTCAGCCATAAAGAATCGCCAATTGGGTTATAGCAGATACGCATCGGCTGGTGAGTAGTTACATATGTATTCATTAGGCTTCATCCCTTTCGTTATGCTGCGTTGGCCACCAGTAGTGAAGAGCTGGCTCCTCTGACCAGTTGAACTGGCCATAGTGCTCCGGGTCTTTTAGAAGAAGGGCTGCCCTATGGCTAGAGCAGAGAGGCGTGCCGATTAGCCAAGGTGGGTAGCTTCCGGGTACGATGAAGGAACTGCCTGGATGGGATAGGTAGGGCCGACTTGCTCAATGAAGCGGCGCAGTAGTGTGAGCCATTGTAGTCGATGGAGCTGGCTTTTGATTGTGGAGGGGTCGAACACATGGTATTGCGCAGCGGAGCTGTTGACTCGGCGGCTGACAATTGAGCGGATGGCCTGGTGACTCACACCGGGGAGCTCTCCGTCAAACGCCTGCCAGTTAGTCCTATCCGAGCCCCAGATCGCCCGAGCGCAGTGCTCAAGAGCAGGTAGAATGTGCGGAACAGCTGCACAACGGTCCGTCCTGCTGTAGAGAGTGTAGCCCGTGGTTATAGGGACCGCTCGGCAGCGGTCACCGTCCAACTTCGCTTGTACCACGACGGAGCTGGGCATTTTAGTTAGCAACGCCGGAGTGAGCGGTTTTGCTAACATAACACCAACACGCTTTGACATTTGGCGCCCCTTTTAGCAACTTATGTGGATCGAGAGTTTCGACAGAATCTTGCGAAACTCTACACGGTGGCGAGCACTCGAGGAGTCGGTGAAAGGGAGTCTGAAAGCCCGACTGGGAGTGCCCGAGTGCTCGCCTAGCGTTGCGAGGTTGAAAGCCCTTTCCTTTGGTGCTACTCCTCCTCCTCGGCCTGCGCAGCCTGCAGGTTCTGCAGGAACTCAACGACCTGCTCCTTGGAGAGCTTGCCGCTCTGCACTGCTTCTAGCACCTTGTTCATGGCGGTAGCGCCCGCGCGACCTCTACGTCGGGTAACGCCAGGTGTGTAGTTTTCACCCGCTGCGACAGCGTCGTCCTCGGTATTCTCAGGATTGTCCAGCGTAGCACGTACGGCTGCCTGACAACGGTTGGTCGCCAGAGCCTCGAACATCGTAAAGACTACTGCATCTCCGAACAGCTCTCGTGCCTCGTCGAGGTTGCTACCGAAATTCTTCTTGAGCGAGACACTGCGATTGGTCTTCTTGCTCGTTACGTTAATGTTAGTCACTGGATTCTCCCTTCTGTGTCTTGAAGGCCCGAGGCTCTCCCGAGCCTTCCCATCGCTTTGTGTTGGCTGGGCCTCATCCCCAAGCTCACGGACTCTCCGGAGCGAGCGTAAGAAGACCAGCGAAACTCCTGTGGACTAGCGGGCTTTAGAGTCCCCGCGCATACGCCTCACCCCTTTCAAGAGAAGAGCGCGGGGCCGGGGTGGCCTAGGTATGGGTATAATATACGGTCAGACCCGAAGGTTGTCAAGGGCTATCTTTCGCAGCTTCCGCCCCTTTCCTTTTCCAAGCGAGCGAAGATTTCGGAGAGCTGCTCTCCAACCTCCGCGGCTTCTTGCTCGATCTCGTCTCGGGTCGTTACGCCGGAGCGAGCACTCTCCCGAGCGCGGAGACCGGCCAGTAAATCGACTTCCGGGAGGGCTGAGGGCTGCTCAGCGCAACGTTGGGAGTTGATCGCTCGGCGGTTCCGATCGGCGCGCGTTAGCTCGAAACCTCGAGCGGTGAGAAACTCTACGCTCTCTTCTACAGTTGCAGCGGCGTGATTTGGTGCGAATTGAGTTAGCAGCCGGCTGGTTAGCGCCCGGAGCGCTGAGCTAAGGACACCCTGTTGGTACGGTATCTTGAACTCGTCCAGCAGGGCGACCAGAGCGCGCAGCTCTTGCACCGAGAGGCGAAGGCTGAGGACGAGTTGCCTAGCAG